GAGAGATACAAAAATAAAACAAAACGCAGGAAACGGAAGATACATGGTTTTTCTAGTTCAGTTAGATGTCGTGCATGGTGATCTTATCGAGACTGTTATTGATATGAAGGATTTTAAACAAAAATCCAGAGCAGAGAATTACAAAAGAAAATTAGACTCTGAAATTACCTATGACAGAAATGTTCAAATGGAAATTCAATCAACTATAGAAAATTCAAAGGTGGCTCTTTAAGAGCCACTTTAAAAAGGAGAACAAAATGACTATGCCTTGGACTTTACACGCTGGCTATATCAATGACAGTGATGTCAATGATACTTCTTTAATTTTCGTACAAGAAAATATTAGAAGTTATTTAGCAGTCTCTATCTTTACAGGAAAATCCAGATCGGTTTTTAAAAAAGATAAAGATAAACTTTTTAAAAGATTGTCTAATCCTGTGGAGCTGACTGTACCTATGATGAAAAAAATTCTGGGAGAAACGGAAAGTAAAAAAAGATTTATGGATAAATTTTTTGACCAGAATAATTTCACCAGAGAAGTTAAAACATTTTTAGAGGTGTATTCGAGAGATGAATAAATTTCAATTAGTCAAAAGTAATATGGATATGCTGTCATTTAAAGACAGGATTAAATTTGTTCAAAAGTTAGTTGGTGGTTCAGGTCACCAGCTAACTCACCAGCAGGCTAAAAAATTAGTCAATGAATTATCTCGTTCCAAGGTTTATGAAAATAATGTCTATTGCGTTCATCATTATCAGAAAAAAGAAACCAATAATTATATCTGGAATGAGTCTTTTCAAGGTCACATGGATTATTTGTCTATTAAAAGAATAGATAAAAAGCCAGCTCGTTCATGGACTGATTTTCAAAATATCAAAAACGAATTGATTGAGGATGGTCAAGATCGTTACGCTGTAGAAATTTATCCCCCTGAGGATCGATTAGTCAATACAGCTAATCAATATCACCTTTGGATTTTACCTTTAGGCTTTGATATTGGTTTTGGCTTTAGAGCCAGAGTCGTTCAGGGAGATTATCAATCCAATATTAAAATGAATGGGATTGAATTTACAACCAAACAGGGAGAATAAAATGAATAACCAAACTTATAATCATGCAGTCGGAAGCCAGCATTTAGTTGATCTATTAGCTGAATATGTTCAACAGGTTTCTCATTCAAAACTTTGCATTGTTAATTCTTATAAAGATTATGCAAATTGCAGAGTTAAATTTACTTATAACACTGATCTGGAATGGTCAGCGATTAGAGATGGTATTCGAATATATGAGGCTGAACTATCTAAAAGTAGGTCTAAAACCATCTAATAAACCAGTTTTGGGGGGTATTTTAATGTTCAGTTCTCCGATATCCCCCAAAAACCCTTGTTTTTCAACACAAAAAAAATCAAAAAAAATATAAAAAAAGTTCTTAAATAATTTGTAATTGTGAACATTTTCATGTATAAAATAGATATGAACATTAATAAAACTAACAAGGAGAACAAAATGAACAACGCAATTAAAGGTACAATCACAGCACAACAATTAAACGCATTAAGAAAATCTTATGCTACTACAGGCGATAGAGTTTCTGTTGAAGTTGCTAATGAACTTAATAAATTTTTAGATAAATTTGGTGAGGGTGAATTAGTTCAATTAGCAGGTGCTAATATTAAATGGGTTTCAAGAACAGCAGTAACTAAGTTAATGTTTAACTTTAATTACAAAGCTGACGATATTAACAAAATTATGGGAACTGCATAAGCAGTTTCCCTCTGGGGGTTATCATGACAGAATATTTTTTCAGAGATGGTGAGAAGGTAGAACACAAAGTATTTGATGATAATGGCAAACTTCACGCTAATAGATATTGTGGAAAATGTGGTGGTACTGGTATGACTGGTTATTACTGGGTTCATGCTGGAGTTTGTTTTAAATGTGATGGTACTAAAATCGATCCTACTCCAAGAAGAGTTTTCACTAAAGAAGAGCTAGACAGATTAAATAAAAATGCAGAGGTAAGACTAGAAAAGAGAATGGCAAAAATTAAAATAGAAAATAATCTAGTTATTTCTGGAATTGAATTTGGTCATTATTGGAAAAGTTTTAATGAAAGAGTAGAATTTAAATCATGGAGAGAAATTAGAAAATCTAAATATTTAGCCTGTATCAAAACAGGTTTTAGCTTAGAAATTTTAGAGTCAAAGACAAAAGATTTCTGGGTTAAAGTAAAATCTGACTTTGTTGAATTAGGTAATTATGTCAAAGAATTAACTTTAGTTTTTAGACATGGTTTTGAAACTCAATATGGTTATTCAGAAATTTATAAGTTTGTTGATGACCAGAGTAATCAATATGTCTGGTTTACTTCTTCTTATCCTAAGTTAGAAAAAGGTGAAACTTACAATGCTAAATTTATTGTCAAAGATAATCAAGAGTCTAAAGAATATGGTAAACAGAACATGATTAAAAATTTTAAAATAGTTAAGGAGTCAGCCTAAGAGCTGGCTTCTTTTATGTCCGTCACCAAACTATCTACTAAAGATTTTCAAATTGAAGTCTGTTCTCGTTGTAAAAGAGAATATACCAGAGCCATGATGATACAGGTTTTTCCTAATCATTTTAAATGCGTTATTTGTTTTAATGGGGGAAAGATTGATCCCTATTTAATTAGAACCAGAAAGATTTTAAAAAAATGACATTACATCAATGTACTTGCTGTAAAAAATTTAAACAAAGAACTGATCAAAATTTTAGAAGAGTATCATTAAAAAGAAAAGATATGAGGTTTAGACAACCCTGTAAAGAATGTGAAAAAATAAAGTTAAAAGAATATGATCAATCCCCTCAGGGAAAATTATCTAAAAAAAGAAGAGATAGAAATTTTGTATTATCAGGGGGTAAGGCAATTAGTGATAAAAAATATTATAAAAAACATAAAAAAAGATTAATTGCTGTAAACGTAGAAAAAAGAAGAAATGACAGAATTAATAATCCTCATATCAAAATGAGAGACTCCATAGCTTGTTTAATTAGAATTATTTTAAGAAAAAGGGGTTTAGTTAAAACTGTTAAAACTCATACATATTTAGGTTGTGATAACCTTACTTTTATAAATCATATTAAAAAAAAATTTAAAAAAGGAATGAATTGGAAAAATTATGGTCAATGGCATTTAGATCATATTAAACCTTGTGCCAGCTTTGATTTAGCTAAGCCATCGGAACAAAAGAAGTGTTTTCACTATACTAATTTACAGCCTTTATGGGCTAAAGATAATCTTTCCAAAGGTGCAAAAATAATGCCCACTGAGAACCAGCAGGCATGAAAATTAAAATAAATGAAATCCCCAATGTACGAGATACATCAGGACTAATAAGACAATAATCTTTTTGAGATTATCCCATGAAGCATATTCTCCATAGTTGTCGATTAGATTAATAAGCCATTGTGCTGTTTTCTTAATCATATTCTACTCCCTTCTATTGAGTAACTTTTTTCACTTTCTCGAATGTTCTAATGCCAGCCATTCCTAATAGTGCCATGACTAAAGGCATTAATACAGACATATCAAGAGATGGCAAAGGATAAGTCTCTATTTTAAAAACTGCAAGAAAAAATACTAAGAATTGTTTTAAGACAAATTCCCAAAAGATTGCTAAAGCACAAGACATTCCAATTAATGGTCTCCAGCTTCGTTGAAGAATTCCACTAATACCTGTTGCAGTGGACTTAGCATCAGCCAGATTAATATCCATTTGTTTTTCTTTTAACTTAGCTTGAATTTTTTCTAATTGAATTTTAGCTTGTTGGCGTTCTTCATCAGTTGTAAATAAATCATCCACCACATCACCCACAGCTTTAATTGTTCCTGAGTTAAATAAATTAAACATTTCTCATTTCCTCTGCTAGTCTGGATGAACGATTGGGAAGTTGGCGATGCCAAAGACTCGAAAGCATCTCTTCGCTAGCTCTCACATAGTCATTATGAATTAAGGCTTGCTTGAGTCTCTTGAATTGAGATAAACGAGGAAGTCCAAGATTGAACGCCATGTCTACAATAATTTCAAAAGCTCTTTCATGAATAGAATATTCATCAATAAATTTTCTTGCATCGTCAATAGCTTGGTTGAGATCACTCATAAATATTTGGTCTATTTCATAATCTTTTAACTCTGCTTTTAATAAATATTCCTCATCAGGTAATTTAATCAAATGTCCGATCCCAATAGTCATTTTATTGGGGTTCGTGGGATCAAGTGGATCAGGATAGGCTTTTCTGCGTTTGCCTTCCGAAAGAGTAATCTGTTTCTTTATTCGTTCAATGTTCATGTCAAAACCTCATTCAAAATTTTTGTTATTCTAGTATTATCCTTATAAATGATCAACTCGCACATTTTATTCTCATAAACGTACAAAAAACAGACTTTAAGGCGTTTCTGTTCCTCATTAGGGGATCGTCTAATGGTTGTACCCTTTTGGAAATTAGTTTGCCTTATACTGGCTGTTTTAACGTCAATTAAGAGTATTTCTCCATCCTCAGGATTGATGGCAATTAGATCAACAGGACTTTGAACAGATTTTTTAGAATAAACGATATAGCCAGCTTTCGTTAGGTAGTATTCAGCTATTAATTCAGAGGCTACACCTTTTTGCTGTTTTTCATCCATACCATGCGAATATTCATTGATTAACCTTGTTTATTATACTTCTTATAGGTTCGTTTTCTATTTTTATTCATGGATGACATTTTGACAGTACCTCGACCAATGGATGTTCTCTTAGGTTTAGGTTCATAAACAGACTCGGAAACTTGTGATCTTTTAGCCATTAGAATTGTCTATAGTTGGTAGCATCAACACAAGAAAAACGATATTTGTTAATATCATATTCTTTCATTAATAAATGTAATTGAGTTCCCTGAGTTTCACAGGATTTCAAAGAGGGATGTTTTTGGCTGATAGAGACACATTCAGAATTAATACAGAAATATCCAACCAAGAATATGGTTTTAAACATTAAATAAATAGTCTTTTAGCACCATAAAGAGCTGGCTAAAGACTGCGACAGCAACAGAATAACCCACTAATTTGATATTTCTCACATCTTTTTCAATATGAGATAAATGATTTTCTTTAATCACTTGGATATCTTTTTGTATTAAAGATACCTCTTTATCTAGCTTATTTATTTTCTCTGCTTGGCTGGGCATTTTGTACCTCGTTTAATTTTGCATCTATAGATATTTTTCTAAGTTCATTTAATTTACTTGTCAATAACATTGTTCTCTCACCATCATCAGTAGCAATTAAATATTTCTTTGTCAGGTGCATATTGTGTTTATTTAAATCACAAATTTCCTGATCTCGATCTTTAATATCTTTTCGGAGTTTTCTGTTATCGGATTTTAAATCTTTATTGAGTTGTCTTTGTTTATGAAGTTCGTCTTGAAGTTCTTTAATAGTGGTCATTTAACCCCCTTAATTTGTTCTCGCATCTGCATCTAATAGCCAAGATATTCGGTCTATTTGTTTCTGCATTTTATCATAATCTTTGTGCATTTCCATAATGCGTTC